CACTCACTTGATCCCAGGGTTTTCCTTGCTTTGTTTTTGATCCGCGTTCGTTCAATATTTGAGCAATCTTCCGATATCCGTTACCCTGTTCGGCAAGATCGAACATCATGCGTACAAATTGCGCTTCATCCTCATTTATCACATATTCGGCGTCAACTACGTCATAACCATAGCATGGCTTTGTCAATGCCTTATTTGTGTTTCGTGCGAGGGAGAGCATATTTTCCTTGACGCGCTCACTAATTCTTTCCCGCTCAAATTCGGCAAACGTACCGAGCAATTGAAGTGTCATTCGACCGACCGCGGTCGATGTATCAAAATTCTCGGAAGCTGAAACATAGTTACAATCATGATCTTGTAAGAATCGAATCGTCTGCAATAAATCAAGTAAGTTACGGCTAAATCTATCCAATTTGGTTGTTAAAATGATCCGTACTTTATTTTGCTTTACTTCGTTAAATAATTGTTGGATTGCTGGCCGATTCATGTCTTTTGCTGAATAACCATCATCCACGAAAAATGTAGGTTGCTCCCAACCCATAGCGCGACAATAGGATGTAAGCCGCTCTCTCTGTTCTGCTAAAGAATTTCCTTTATCCGCTTGATCGTCCGTAGAAACCCTGATATATGCGGCAATCATTAAAATTCGCTCCTATCTGCCTTAAAATGGCCCATATAGACGCCGCAGATCATGACTTCGGTCGGCAAAACTTCTTTAACTTCATATTTGTCGTTTGCTGGTTCGAGACGAATGAATGGTGAACTTTCTGACCAACGAATTCGTTTCAAAGCGCCATTCTCGTTTTCATGAATAAGGGCCGCTACAATTTGCCCGTTGTAGTCGGCCCAGGATGCTTTTTTGAAATATACTATGTCGCCATCTTCTATCCCAGCACCGACCATTGAATCACCTTTAACGCGGAGTGCAAAATCAGGTACCCTCTTATGAGGGAAAGGGTAATAAATATATTCTTCGATGTTTTCTTGCGCTAAGAGGCCGTCCCCGGCGCATATTGTCCCAATAAGCGGCACTCTAGGCAATGTGCTGCTAGATTTAAAATCATCGCCCTCAAAAAAAGTTTGGATCGGAACACCGAAAATATCTGCTATTGTGGTGAGCTTATCCATCAGTGGGCGGTTGTCGTTCCGCTCCCATGCCGAAACAGCAGTAGGTGCTACTCCCAATCTTTTAGCAAGCTCTGCTTGCGTCATTTTTCGTTCTTTACGAAGCTTCTTAATAATATCTCCTACCATCATAATACTTTTCCTCCTCCCGAACGGATTTTAACACAAAGCTGTAATTTTGTACAGATAAAATGTATCGAAATACTTGGTTTGATGAAAAAAATTCTGCGAAGATGAATATTTTACCTTGAAACTACAGATATTCTGTAGTATATTTGGGCTAGGAGGTGAATTAGATTGCGCTTCACGATCGAACAGGCTAGACACATTGCCGGGATGACTCAGGTTCAGGTCGCTGCAAAGCTCGGTATGTCCGAAAAAACGTACATCCAATACGAAAAGTACAGAAAAATTTTTCGTATGGACACCGCAGCGAGATTCGCCGAAGTCGTCAATCTCAGTATTGACCAAATTATTTTTTTTAAACCCGAGGTACAGAAAATCTGTAGTTAATTTATCGGGTTGTCCATCTCAACTAAACGCATAGGTTCAAATTGAAAGGAGGGCGAGACGTGCCGAAGCAAAAACGTCCCGAGATTGTGGTCGTCGGTCATTATGTGGTGATCGGAGGGGAGAAACGAACTTTCGACCCGCACCATTCTAACCTTCCGGATCGCTGTAAACAAGCAATTGCAGAAATGGTGTCCGGTAAGAAATACGAACTGGTTGAGGCTAGTTAGCCTCTCCACGATGGACAAGCCCCAGAAAGGAGCGATCAAGGGGGGTGACGACGAGATGAAAACCAAAACGGTCGAGGAGTACATGGATTCTCTGCGCCCGCGCATGACGGGCGATAGCGTAGATTGGGCGTACATACTCGGAGTGGTCGAGTTTTACGCCAATGAGAGCGGCGATCCGGAAATCAGGCTGCAAAACATCCAAAACGTGATCAAGGCATTCGACCGGCTGCGCGAAGAGCGCAAACCTGGGGATCGGCGGGAGGGGACGAAATGCTAGCTGAATCCTGCGAGAAGCTATTGAAGTTGATCAATATCGCTCACACAGAGCGAGCAAGACGGATGTACTGGCGGCAGTATTACAACATGACGCGGAGGCTGCCGGAATAAAAAATAGCCGCCCAATGAGAGCGGCAAACACCAACTTATCAATCCCATCATAACACAGATGGAGATAGGAGGGGAAGGTGTAAATGATCGACGTCAAGATAAACGCGGACACAAGCGATAAGTTTGATCTTTTCATCGAACCTCAAGACCGCTATTGCCCGGCCGCGCTGCACATCAAACTTGACGAAGATGATGTTTGCATCGAAGCCACAGACGAACAACTCCACGATCTTTACGATTCGCTGCAAGAATACCTTCACAGTCGGGGGCGGCTGGAATGATCAGCCTCGACCGATTCGCCTATGGCCGCCCCGATCCGCAGGACAAGCCTGCCGCACAAGTAGGGCATTGCGTACACTGTCAGTCGGCCATCATGCAAGGCGACGAAGTGATTGAATTAGACGGAGATATGTACTGCGACAGCGTTTGTCTGATGCGAAAACTCGGTGCTCGGTATGTGGGCGCGGGAATGGAGGGTTGACGGTGTGTCTGACATCAAGGTGCGGTTGGTCCTCAAGCATGAGGATGGAAGATACCTAAGCTGGAACCCTGACCGTTACCCTTTATCACCGAAACTCTCGGACGCTAGACGTTTTGTCAGCACGGAGGAAATCGCGCTGTTTCTTGAGACAAGCCCCTACAGACCGGAAGAAGTAGGGTTGTCTGCGAGTGAGTTCGAGGTTCGGGAAATCGAAATCGAATATCGGGAGCGTGAGGAATGTGCAAATCCGCAAGGCTGAACGCAGAAAGGCCAAGCTTCGCCTTGGTATATCGGCGCCATCGGGCGCAGGAAAGACATACAGTTCCCTTCTCATCGCCTACGGACTGACGGGAGATTGGGAAAAGATCGGCCTGATCGATACGGAAAATGGAAGCGGCGACTTGTACGCGCACCTGGGTGATTACCTCGTCTTGACACTTGAACCGCCGTACACGCCACTTCGGTACGTGGAAGCGATCAAGGCGTTTGAGGCGGCCGGCGTAGATTGCATCATCATTGATTCTCTTTCCCATGCATGGGCCGGTGAAGGCGGAGCGTTGGACATTCAAGGCGCAGCATCCGCAAAAACCGGAAACAGTTACACGGCATGGCGAGAAGTCACGCCGATGCACAATGCACTTGTGAACGCCATGCTTCAAAGTAAATGCCATATCATTGCCACCATGCGGGCGAAGACGGAATACATCCTTGAAGAAAACGAAAAAGGAAAAAAAGTTCCGAGGAAAGTCGGACTTGCCCCGATCCAGCGAGACGGCATGGAGTACGAATTCACGGTTATGCTTGACCTGTCACACCAACACATCGCATCGGCCACGAAAGATCGGACGGGGCTGCTGGACGGACAATATTTCAAACCCTCCATCGAAACCGGTCAGAAGCTGCTCGAATGGCTCGAACAAGGTATTGACCCGGACAAGCAACGTCTTGACCTGTTGGAAACGGCTCGGCAGAAGTGGAACGAATGCGCCGGCAAAGACGACGACGAAGGTTTCCGCCAATGGATCGAAAAGCGCAAGAAGACGGAGGAAACAATCACGGCGGCGGAACTGCAGTCCTTGATCAACATTCTGGATGAAAAGCTGGCGAAGAAAGCGAGCGAGCAATCCAATGAATCTTGATCAACACTTGCGAGAGATCACAAGGCTTCGGCGGGAAGCGGACAGCCTCCCCGAAGACAACCCTGCCGGACTCATCCGAAAGATCGAACTGCTGGCCAAGTGCATGGTGTATGTCGGCCGCGTCTCAAGCGCGTTGGACGGCGAATACAAGCGCATCTACGCCGAACGCAAACGGAAGTATGCCGAAGCCTATATCGCGGCTCCACGGTCAAAAGAAGCGCATGCAGAGTTGGCTGTCGTCGAACTGCGGGAGAAGGAAGCACAGGCATACGAAGACAGCAGGCGGTGGCGGAATGCGCTGGACAGTCTGACGGAAGAAATCCATGCCCTCAAGCTAAAAATGCGTATCGACTTCGCGGCGGAGGTGACGGGACTTGATCGGTTTTCATCCCGTCCCGAAGCCGAAATATAAGCGCCACAAGAAGACGGCAAAGCAGCGCGGGGCCATCAGCACAAAGGTCAGGAAACAGCTTTATGAACGATCCGGAGGGTATTGCGAAAGATGCGGGCGGTATGGTCACCTCCACGCCGCCCACATCACCCGCAGGTGGAAGTTGAAAGAAACTACTGTCAATGACCTGTTACATCTTTGCGTTTGGTGCCATATGTGGGCGGACAACACCAAAGAGGGCAGGGAGTGGCTTAGGAGGAGGGGAGGCGGTTGAACTACATCCGGGAGTTGAATGCGTTCAGGGATTGGCTGATGTTAAACCCGTTGACCACAAGCGGAGTTGCTTTGTGGTACACGCTGATGTCCATAAACAACATGGCTGGGTGGCCAGAGTGGTTTGCGGTGCCAAATTCAACGCTTCAACAGTTGGCGAAGCTCTCAAAGCAGGGCTTGGCCGACGCACGGAATGAACTGAAGCAAAAGGGACTTATTGATTATAAGCCAGGCAACAGAAAACAGGCTGGTTCCTACAAGATGATCTCATTGGTCAATAGATTGGTCAACTCACCTGACCAAACACTTGACCCAATACTTGACCAAACTCTTGACCAAACGGTTGACCAATCGGTTGACCAATCGGTAGACCAAACGCTTGACCATATTAATAAACATAAACATAAACGAAACGAAACTAAACAAGAAAATATACCATATGCCGAAATCGTCGCGTACCTGAACGAGCGAACCGGTTCATCTTTCAGAACGACGACGAAGGCCACGCAAACACTCATCCGAGCGCGTTGGCGCGAAGGGTTCCGGATTGATGACTTCAAACGCGTCATAGATAACAAGACGGAAGAGTGGGGCAACGACCCGAAGATGTCACAATACCTTCGTCCCGAGACGCTTTTCGGAACCAAATTTGAAAGCTACCTGAACGCCAAGAGAAAGGCGGTGGACGACCATGCAAAGCCTCGGACAAGCCCTCCGCGAGGCCGTGGAGAATATGACTTCCTCTCCCTCTGATGACGTTCACGTTTGCCCCATATGCCAGCGGGTTGTGCCGAAAAAACGCCTCGTGGTGCTGGGGGTGGAGAAGATCGTCCAGCCTGTCTGCCGGTGCGAAGTCGAAGCATGGGAACGCGAACAGGACGAAATGCAAGAGCGATACCGCAAGGCCGAGGTCGAGCGAAAGTTTGCGATCTCGTCACTCGGCGAACGATTCGAAAATTGCCGCTTTGAGACGTTTGCGAAACGACCGGGGACAGAAAAAGCGTTCCGCCTTGCCTATGATTACGCAGAGCGGTTTGAACTGTACGGCGCTGAATCTCTCTTGATCTGGGGAGCACCCGGAAACGGAAAGAGCCATCTTGCGGCGGCCGTCTGTCACAAGCTCAAGGAGCGCGGCAAAATCCCGGTGTTCCAAACGATGACGGAACTGCTCGAGAGAATCCGAGCGACGTTCGGCCGGCAGGCAAAGGAACAAGAACGCGAGATTATGGCGGCCCTACAGGATTGCGACTTGTTGGTGCTGGACGATCTCGGAGCCGAGAAGGTGAGCGATTGGACGCTGGATGTGCTGTTTCGGATCATCGATGGGCGGTATAGGCAGAAGAAACCAACGATGTTCACCACCAATTTCTCACCATCGGAATTGCTAGACCGGTTCAGGATGGACAAGTCATCCGTGGAGCAGGAAATCGCGGCTCGTCGGATTCATGACCGGATTCTCGAGGTCAGCGTCATCGTCGAGAACCGAGCGACGAGTTATCGCCGGGAAGTGGCAGAGAACCGGATCAAGAAGTCCGATCCCAGGAGGCAATGGGTGTGAGTACGTGGCGTGAATGGGCGGAAAAGGAATTCGATGAAATCTGGGCGAGTCTTGAACCGGAAATTCGGAGCGACATCGAGAGGCTGGATTATCGGCTACAAACAGTCTGGCGGGAAGGAAAGGCATTTAAGGTCCCGGACGATGTCATGATCCGCAAAATGCGCGAAAAATTTCTGGCCCTTGTAAGAGAGGTGACGGCGTGATGATACCGGTTAAGGCTATCGAGCGCATCATAGACGATTTTGAAACGCGGATTGAGGAACTGAAAAAAGAAACGTCATTTATGTCCGCTATTTTGATGATCGAGGTTTACAAGTCGGTAATCCGAGAATTGCGAAAGGTGGTGGACGACTATGGGGCGAGCAAGTCGTGACAAAGGACTTCGAGGGGAACGTGAATTCGCGGA